TCATTGGGATCATCAGCAGTACTAACTTCAGTAATACTTCCATTGTCAGTGAGACATTGTACTTGATGAGGTAGGAACGGCGGATTACGCCATGTGTCGCCTTCATTTAATTCTTTGGTGTATAATGTTGCATCTTTGGTATCTATCCAACTTAATAAAAATTTACCGTTGTTTATAAACCATGATTCATCTTTTACAGCGTGATAGTGCATTGAAAATTTTGCACCTTTTCTATTGAAAACCATTATTTTTCCACAATATAAATCATTGGAAGCAAAGATTAATTCATATCCCCAACCTTTGTCTATTTTTCCTTCTTTATTAATTGACATTTAAGAATTCCTCCACTGTTCTAAATTTGTGTTCTATATTTTTATTTAATTCTGTTAAATCTGCACTGGTGTAGGTCTGATATTGACCTTGTAATTTTGCAGGCATGGGTATTGTTTCTATTTGTGCGTCATATTTTTTGGCAACAAGTTCTGCAACTTTTTGAAAAGATATTGGTGCTCCTGTGCCAACATTGAATATACCAGAAACATCAGCATTAAGCATTTTTCCATGTACCTCACAGACATCATCTACACTAACAAAATCACGTAGATACTTGTCACTGTTTTCAAACAATTTTATTTTGCCAGTCTTTGCTTGATTGGCAAATTTTGTTACAGGAGATGCTTGATCGCCTTTCTTTTCTTCGTTGTTTCCATACACATTGAAATATCTAAATCCTTGTACAAGCACTTTAAATTCTCCCATTATAGAATTAACAAATCTATCAAATAGGTATTTGCTCCAAGCATAAGCATTTAATGGATAGACGTCACCATCTTCCTTGAAATTTCCTGTGTTGCCATACACACTTGCGGAACTGGCATACTGAAAATTTGTACCCATGTTGTCGCACATTTCCAAAAGTTTCATGCTGTATTCTAAATTCGTTTTCATGATTTTATCAACGTCTCTTTCAGTTGTGCTTGTGATTGCTCCTAGATGTATGATCCAATCATACAAAGACGGATCCGGAAAATGATTATAATCTTCCCATCTAAAGCCGATGACTTCATGCCCTTGTTTTGTAAGATGCATTCCTAAATGATCTCCGATAAATCCTTTGTAACCTGTTAAGCAAATTTTCATTTGACATTCTCCCACAATTTAATAATTTTATCAGCGCCTTCTGGTTTTATGTCTTTAGTAAGTTCATCGTGCCAGTTGGTCAAGTAGTTTATGTTTATGTTAATCCTGCTTCTTTTATCTGTACAAGTCGTGCCTGTGTGTTCCATGTAACTTGGAAATACCACCATTGAATTTTCTACACTAGGAACTTTTGTGCCATCTTTAAATTCAGTGTAACCATCTGTTGTGTTTACATAATAAATTGCGGTATAACTTAATGCCACTCTTGTATCTGCATGGAATCCATGCTTGATAATTTTTTCTGTTCTTGGTATGTTGTTTGCTTTCACTCTAATAAAAGTATTTGCTTTCAGCACATTAAAGATTGGATAAAGCATTTCCCAATTACTGTGTTCAGTGGTCACATCGGAAACTCCATGAAAGTTGTGTTGAAACTGTAATTGTTCTTTTTCCCCAGTCATTTTTTGTGCATCTTCAACAACGTGTTCTGAATAATACCAAGGAAAATGATCACTTAACATTTTGTCCGTGAGTATCTTAAATTCTTCTTTTTGAATTACATTGGTGCAAATTAATTTGCCTTTTTCAATTCTTGTTTCCATTTACCTTGTCCACTATGTTTGATGTTGAAAAACCTTCTACTGTTGGAAATATTATCACTTCTGCAAGGTCATTTCCGACCACTGTGTCGAATGTGTAATCTCCACCTTTTACAATTACGTTTGGTGTATGTTCTTTTAATGCATCTATCGGAGTGTCTTGTTCAAATACAACCACTTGGTCTACCCAGGGCAGTTGTAATAGTTGTTGTTCTCTTACCCAAGCATTATTAAATGGTCTATCGTCACCCTTTAATCTTTTAACACTTGCATCAGAATTAATTCCAACAATTAATTTATCTCCTTGCTGTTTCGCAAATTTTAATAATTCTAAATGTCCTTTATGCAGAATATCAAAAACGCCATTTGTCCATACCACTGTGTCTTCAATATCTGATCTATCTATTATAGATACTCCTCTTTTTTGCACAATTTTTTCTGCACCTTTAACTGCTAATTCACAACAAGCAATCATATTGTTGGTTTTAAAATAATGTGCAATTATGGCAAGTACAGAATCACCTGCACCACTGACATCTGCAACTTCAACAGTATTGCTTTTGATATGATCATAAGAATCTTTAGTGACTACGTGTATACCGTTTGCTCCATCAGTTACAACAAGCCATGTCCATACATTATCTTCACACATCTTTTTAGCAGTTTCAATATTAAAATTACCAAACCATGCTTCATATTCTTTCATATTTGGTTTGACTAAAAATGCACCAACGTATCTACTAAATCCTTGTTTTGGATCCACATATACATTCTTACATTTTTCTAAAATTTTCGTTATTGTATCTTTTTTGATTACTCCTTTGTTGTAATCACTTACAATTACCACATCGGTTTCATTTAAATTTTCAAGCAGTATTTCAACAGGAGTATCTGCCTTATATTTCTCCTCCTTGTCCACACGAATAAGGTGTTGTCCGTTCTGTCCTATGATTCTAGTTTTGGTAGTTGTCATTTCACCATCTTGGCACAGATGCGACTTTACTCCATTTTGCAGTAAAATTTCTTGGATTTTGTGTCCGGGGATGTCGTTGCCCACGGCACCATAAAGCCACGTGTCTGTGCCCAAGTTTGATAGGTTTAACGCTAGGTTTCCAGCGCCTCCAACATTGAAATCTTTGTTTGTTTCTTTAACTACAAGCACCGGTGCTTCTGGACTCACTTTTTGGCAATCGCCCTGTGTCCACATATCAAGCATTACATCACCGATGATTTTAATCATTACATTAATTTTAACATTTTGAACACAGTATCTAATTTGACCTGGTTCATTTTATTTTGAAGAGTCTTACGTAAACCTTGGTGTAATGGCTTGGGCCAATTACCAAAACTTACCCACGCATATCCATCGTGTTCTGTGTTTAATTTTGGAATAAATTCTTTCTCTACAACACACAAGAAAGTGTGATATAAAAAATTTTCATCATTGCTTATAAAAGTTTCCATAGGTATTTTCTTTTTTATTTCTACTTCACCTACTTCCTCTTTAATCTCTCTATGTAGTCCTTCCCATAAATTTTCATCTACGGTTGTGCCACCTACTAATCCCCATACGTGATTTTGTTTGCTCTGCACTCTATGAAGTACTAAAAACCTTTGGGTATCCAAAGTATAGAAGAGTGCACCGCACCCTATAATTTTACTGCTCATGTTAATAATTATGTGATTAAGAGATCTTCCAGGTTCCTTTACGATATTCGCCTTCGAAACTTAATATCCATTCACTACCATTCCATTTATATTGGATACCAGTTTTTAAATTGGTAATGTATGTTGGTGTAAATGTGCTATCACCTGGATCAGGATTTGCACTTGCGTCAAATATTATTTGCCAATTTGCACCATTCCATTCTACAATGTCATTGGCACTTGCAATTAAATCTACATTGCTGTTGCTTTTCCAAGCATCTGCACCATCCGTGTTTTGTGAACTACCAATATCTTTTAGTAGCAATACACGTTTTCCATTTTGTTTAATAGCACTTGGATTAAATGTTGTAGGATCAACAATAAAGTCTACACTACCTCTTGTATCTTGAGGTCCTACTATCACTGTGTCTGTAGGTATTGTGTCCATGTCCCACGTGACCAATAATTGCATAGGATTAGATTCGTTCAATGCAACAGTTCCTACTACAGGCACATCTATACCTTCTCTGTTCAATTGTATTTTGCTTAAACCTGTTTTGTAATTTAACAACACATCTAAATATCCGTTCCATGCTAATCCGCCTATCACGCCTTTGTCAATTATAGATGCTGTTTGTCCTAGGACGTAGATATCGAATTGTGTTCCTGTTGTGCCTTGTACACTAGCAGTATCTTTACGCGATGCAACGCTTGTATCGACGCTACCATCAGCATTTGTTCTGATTGACGCTTTAATACTTTTGTCATAGTCATCTTGATATGCCATTAGTTCTGGCATAGATTGACTTAGGTCTATGTTCCCAGTCTTTTCGTTGAATATACTTGTGATGATATGAGTAATCACTCCTAATTTTTTTACTTTAGTTGGTGGACTAATGAATATAGGCATACTGAAAGTTAATGTTGCCACGTCCACTTCTGTTTCTGTACCAACAGGAATAGTCCTACTTGAAAAATTTATATTTTCTAATTCAACAACACTTAAACTTGTCCAATCAATATAATTGTCAGTGGTTTGAATTTCTAAACTTGGATTGAATAACATACAAATTTGTTCTATTATTTGTAATTTTTGTTCTGTATTGCTTGACCAAATATCACAGTTCACTGTTAATGTGTATGGAGTTGGCATCAGTCTTTCAACTGTAACATTTTTTCCTTGAGTGTTCAGGTATTCTTTGCCTGTTGCATCGTAAGTACGTTCTCTTAAATGCACTTTACTGATAAAACTTGCATCAGATAATCTTGTTCTATCCATTTGCAAGTTGGTAACGTATATTCCCATTCTAGGAATGCTTGGCATTTTATTTTCTGAATTATCTCTGATTATGTGTGCAACTTGTCGTGTCATGTCACCATACATTACAGGAATAGTTCTTAATGCATCGTCACCATCTTTGTATGAAAAATTACTCATCAGTCTAATGATCTGAGTAATATATCTTCTAACCTGTCCGTCGTAAAAATGTTGCATTATTTTTTCTCTTTATTCTTTTCATTAATCTTGTTACCAACAGGTTCGTAATAAGTTCTTACTTTACCCATTAATTTTTTTGAAACTTTTTTAAGTCCAACTGCTTTTTCTGTACCTGGTATAGGTATCCCCCAAAGTTCTCTTAATCTCATTATCCGTCCGCCTTAGGTTTAAGTGCTGTTGATAGACTTTGTCTTTCTGTTACAGTTTCACCAGCAATAGATGATGTTTTTGTGTTATTAACGAAAGTACCTTTCAAGTTGCTTCTTGTATCTGTGTTAGATAGTGTCATACGCACATTGTCTTCCATTTTAATCCAACGTCCACCATCGTATCTAAACAATCTATTAGGTAAAAAATCTGTTCTTAAGAAATAGTCACCTTTGTCTGAAGCACTCGGAAAACTAATTCCAAATCCAAATACTTCTCCGTTAGGTGCAAGTCCGTCTCCTAATAGATAACCATCATAACCTGATTTACTAGGCGTTTGATTAATTCTGTCTGTTAAGGTATTGTGTGTTGTTGTATCTAAAGTAGAAGTATCTGTTGTTACTAGTTCAGGCTTACCTTTGTCATCTACTTGTAAGGTATATAAATTTGTTGTATCGTAACCTGCTTTTTTAGTATTTGCTTCTGCTTGAGCAACAACGGCATTGTTAATTTGCATTTCTTTTTCGTAAGTTGAAAGCACATCACGTAAAGTTTTTCCATCTCCAGCACCAGCGTCTTTTTGTAGTATTTCTTTGAACTCTTGACTGTCGTAAATTTGTTTTAATTTTACTCTATACAAGTGTGGATACCATGTTGCCGAAAATCCTTCAGCGGCTCTGTTGACATCTTCCACAACATAAAACCTTTTCAATGCTACATTAAAATCATTTAAAGCATATTCGTCTTTAAGATGTGGTAATTCAAATACATCACCTGGCATCACCTTTCTACCCAATACTTTCACACTAGAAGTTATAGGTATGGTCATGAATAAAGTGTCGTTCTGTAAAAATAAACCAAATTGACTCATATCAAAGTCAATATCTTGCACGTTGTAAATGCCTCTTAAATTATAAATTGATGAATCATATTTTCTATCACGGTTTTCTAAAAACAGCATATCTTGAATATTTGTTTCTTTTACTGAATCGTACCTAGGTTCATCAGATGTGGCATCTGCTTCAGCAGGATTTTTAGGTCCTAAATATTTGTGGACAAAAACGTCTGTTCCACCCACAGTAAACATCTCTACTACGGTCTTATCTAAAAACGTGTAATCCTGACCTTTTTCCGGCTTATATAGACTTAATCTAGGCATAGACATATATTTATCGGATGGTGGTGAGTGATAAATATATGTAAGGAACGTATTAAATGGCAAATTTAACCACAGAAAAACAAGAGATATTCGACTACGTATTCAATTCGCTGGGTGGCGGAATGGTGGATGTAGAGTTGGATCCTGCCCACTATGAGACCGCTGTAAAGGATGCCTTAGATAGATTCAGACAAAGATCGGACAATGCAGTAGAAGAAAGTTACATATTTTTACCATTGGTGCAAGATCAGAATGATTACACACTTGCTGATGAGATAATTGAAGTAAGACAAATTTTCAGAAGAAGCATTGGTTCTAGATCAGGTGGTGGAGACGGTGGTACACTATTTGAACCATTCAATCTTGCCTACACAAACACTTACCTATTAGCAAGTTCTAATATGGGTGGTGTTGCAACTTACAATATGTTCTCGCAGTTCCAAGAATTGGTTGGAAGAATGTTTGGTTCTTTCATAGAATTTAAATGGAACACCACAACTAAAAAATTAACAATCCTACAAAGACCAAGACAGGGTGAAGAAGTTTTGATGTATGTCTATATGTACAGACCAGATACGGAACTATTCAAAGACTATTTGGCAAAAAAATGGATTAAAGATTACACTTTGGCAAAGTGCAAATTTATGCTTGGCGAAGCCAGAAGCAAATTTAACACAATAGCAGGACCACAAGGCGGAACCACATTAAATGGTGACGCACTTAAACAAGAAGCACTTGCAGAAATGGAACGTTTGGATGCAGAAGTCAAAACTCAAACTGCTGGTGGTCAAGGTTACAGTTTCTTAATCGGCTAATTCCTATTGACATTACCGTAATTTTGTTGTATTATCGTAAGATATGCAACATGAAATGATTCCGTTATTTTCCGTGCCTTTGATCAAAACTAACATTGGAGAAATGGATCCAGTGTCTATGGCATGGGTACGTGGGTTAGATTATCCGTCCCAAAGAACAGGTACAGATCATTCAGATGACGATTTACCTATGATGAATAGAGGTATGAAAATACTTGATAGACCACAACTAAAAGATTTAAAATACAAAATACAAAATGCAATAAATTATTTTGTGGGCGATGTTTTAGGCATAGTGCAAAATTTTCAAATTACAACAAGTTGGATTAACAAAACAGACAAGTCAGAATACATAGACAAACATTCACACCCAAACAGTATAATAAGTGGTGTATATTATATAAGCACAACTCCTAAATGTGCTCCAATTATTTTCAGCAAACCTCATCTATACTCTAATATTACATTTCAAAACATACAGTTGGCGTACAGTGGTGAAAATAAAAATCAATACAATACAGATTACTATGGAATAAATCCACTGCCTGGAGAATTATTAATGTTTCCATCTTGGTTAGAACATGAAGTAATAGAACAAGGATCAGAACACAAACGTATCAGCCTAGCATTTAATACATATCCAAAAGGAGACATTGGAGAAGGTACAAAGCAATTAAAAATATTATGATAGTTGGAATTTGTGGATTAATAGGGTCTGGAAAAGACACAATAGCAGATCATTTAGTACAAGATCATAATTTTGTAAAAATATCCTTTGCAGATAAACTTAAAGACACAGTGGCAACATTATTCGACTGGGATCGAACGTTGCTTGACGGCAAGACAGAACAAAGTAGACTATGGAGAGAACAAGAAGATCCTTATTGGAGCAAAGAATTAAAGAAAAAAGTTACTCCAAGATATGTACTTCAAGTATTTGGAACTGAATGTATGCGTGATGGATTTTACGATGGTATTTGGGTTAGTATGTTAAAGAAGAAAGTGACTGAAAATCCGGACATAAATTGGGTTATACCCGATGTGAGATTTGAAAATGAAGTGAAAGTACTCAATGACATAGGTGGTGAAGTATGGTGGGTAAAACGTGGTCAAATTCCTATGTGGTTTAGAATGTATCAAGACATAGGTCAAAAACCTAAGGACATACATCCATCGGAATGGCAATGGGCAAGATCAAAATTCCATAAAGTTTTCGATAATGACAGCACTATAAATTCGCTTAAAAGTCAGGTACAAGATCACCTTGTTTCCAACGGATTCCTTCAAGGTGCAGTGTTGTTTGACA